TGCAGTCGGTGTAATATCACCTGTAAATGTAGCCATTTAGATAGCCTTTCAAGAAATAGTGTTAAATAATTGTACCATTAGATTAGGCGACGACAGCACCGTACTTGTTCCCGAGGTAGCGGCTTATGGCGATCTTAGTGGCGGCGTCGTGTTGGGCGTGAAACACCATGCCCCTGCGGGGGTTGATGCCAGTGACGTTTTGGGCGATGAGTCTGCCGTCGTCCCAGCCGGTTCCGGGGTTGTAGGTTTTCGTGTTTATGAGGGTACCGTTGTAATGGAACTCGCCTTGGGTTAGGCCTTGATTGAAGGAAATAGCATGAACATGGACTCGGGCTGCGGAACGTGCGCTATTGATTAGCTGAGTGGAGTTAATGTCTCCTCCGGGGAAGTCTGCACGCGGAGCCATACTGGTGTTGCCTGTGGCGTTGCTTTGGAAGACGAACCTGTCGTCTGCTCCTCCGTACTGGTACGGTGGAACGAAGGCCCCATCCGTGTTGACTACTTCGTAGACGAAGTAGAAGGTTCGGGGGCCAAGGGCGCTGACAGGGTAGCTGGCGATGGTTCCCACGCCTACGATGTCGGCTTCGGGCTTGCCTGCAATATCGAACAATTGGGGAGGGTACCCGACACTACTGGAGGCATGTGCTGTGCCGTCCCATTTCGAGAACGGTTTAGTTCCGTCGATGTAATCGCCTTCGTAGGTTCCTTCTAGAATCATGATGTTATCCCACCATACATCGCCGCTTCCATGGATTCCGCCATGCCCGATACGGAGGCTGTGCCCTGAGGCAGCAGGGTCCACGGTGAAGGTCCATCTGATGGTTCCGACGCCTGCGGTGTTAGGGAGTTGGCTGGATGTCAGAGTGGAAAGTCCCGGTTGGATGAGAGCTAGTCTTCCGCCGTAGGCACTGTTGAGCGTACCGGTGAGGGGGGCGGTGAGTCGTCGTGTAGCAATGGCCGTATAAGTCCTGCCCGGAATAAGGTTGGCTGTAAGCATAGCTGAGGTAGAGGCGCTACCCCCTGCCACTTCGTAAGGGACTAGACGGACGGATTTGGTGCCGCTAGCAGACCAGTCTGTTGATTGGTGGGTTGCGGCGTTTCCTCCGGCTATTCCAGACACCGGGGGAGCCTGCATGTAACTCGTGCTGGCGTTTGCTGTACCGGACCAGCTATAGGTGTAGTCTCCCGATGCTGGTGTGGAACCGTCAAAATAGGGGTGAATTGCTCTACCCTTTTCGATGAGGAGGTTGTCGAACCAGCAGCGCTCACCCACGGTGACGTTGGTGCCGTCTTGGGATGATACTTGGATGACCCAGATGATGCTGTCTGTGTTGGCCGGGGCGGTGACTAGTTGGGAGACTCTTGTAGTCTGACCTGCCGTGAGGTTAGTAGTGATGACGCTGGAATTAGAGAGGACGGCTGATGATGCGTCTCGAAACGCTACGTATGTCTGGACCCTTCTGTTGGACTGCTCTACCTTAACATCAAGTGAGAGAGCTATCCCATCGTTGGCAACGAATTTGAGCGAAGTCAGGTTGGTGGGGGTTTGTCCATTGACCCAGATGGATGCGGCGAAGCTGTTGAGAGTATCCCCTTTCCTATAGGACATGGCTGACGCGCTGCCGCTGATGGGCGTGGTTGCTGTGCTGCGGTGCAAGGGATAGTAAGCGTTGTTGGTGTTCCAGCCTGCGAGTGCTCCTGCGAGCATGTTGCTGGTCGAGGCGTTGGCTGTTCCTGCCCATGCGTGTGTGTAGTCGCCCGATGCTGCTGTTGCCCCATCGAAGAAGGTTCCGAGCGTTACTGTGGCTTCTACGAGGAGGCCCGTGATGAGGAAGCTACCGCTACCTCCTGCTTGTCCGGACACGCGGAAGCCGATGGTACTGGTGCCACTAGCTGTATGGGTCCATGAGTGTCGAGTCCATACTCCTGTTTCCATGGAGAAGTTGGGGCTGGCTACGATACCTGCTTGGGCAAAGTTTGCTGTACCGGTAGTTGGCTCAACGCTCTCATGATAGACCCATGCACTGACGGTATAGGTGGTTCCGCTGGTGACGGGGTTGATGAGTGCAACGCCGGGGTTGGCGGCGTTGGTGTAGGCTACCCTGTTGGCGGTGGTGATTCCTTCCGGGTGATCTGCGATGGCAACGTTGGGTGTTATGGTTTGGTTGCCTGCGCTGCTGTAGGCGGCGAGAGCATTAATACCTCTTGGGTTGGTGCAGAGGTTGGTGCGGAAGAAAATGGTGCCGGTCGCTATTTCGCAGTTGGGGTTTTGTGCGAGATTGAAACGGACATTGATCGGGGTAGGGCCTGCTGTTTCGCAGCCGGGGTTGGTGAAAAGGTTTCGGGCAGGCTGAGAATATGCGTCAACTTGTGATCTACGCAAAGCTCTTACCTCCCAAAAGACCGTACCAAGAGTTACCCGTCCAAATCATGTGGATCATGGACGCTGAGCTAGCCGCAGCAGATGGCTGCTGGACGATACCATCAGGCCACTTCACGGAGGCAGGCCACGTAATGGTACGGCCCCCTGTGGCGTCCTGAATAAACACGAACGTCAAGGTACCGGACGAATCTGCGCTGGGAGTGGGCAGGACGAAAGTAGTATTTGAGCTTATGACATAACGACGAGTGGAAGGGAACATCTCGTCACCTATAGTGACAGTTCCGGTAGCGGTGAGGCCACCTACAGCAGGGACAAGATCCCCCGGATCACCCTTAATGGTTCCGATATTTCCGCCGTACACCCAAGCACCTGAACGGTACTGATAGAAATCACGACTCTCCTGATACAGGAAGAGGTCACCCTCAATCATACCAACTACATCACCGTAGTCAGGAGTGGCAGGCTCATCGTAGAACCACTTACCACCACGGAGACCCTGAGGCCCAGTTTCCCCTTGAATTCCTTGGTCCCCAGTATCACCTTTTTCTCCACGAGTAATCAGAACGCCATCTTCAGTAGCAACTGGGACAGCGGATACTAGATCCGTGGTAATATTTGAGGGTACGAGGAAGTCAAAATCATCCATAACATGGATACGGTTACCGTTGTTATCCTTCAGATCGAAGGATACGTGCCATGTCCATCCCACGGGGTTGATGAATGCATTGTCTGTGGCTACGAGGGATACGTTAGTTGTATTGGTACTCGGGTCGGTAATGTACCCATTATTATCTATCGTACAGACTATGGGTGCTTTCAGGATGGCTACAGGGTTGGGTGAGGCAGAGACATCCAGAAGGACATCAGTTGAAGGAGTGAAGATCACCGATCCGGTTACTGGGATAGAATTTGTGGCATTGGTCTGTGGCACGAGGAACTGACCAGAGACAATACCATATTCTACGTTATCTGGTAGTAGCGACATGCTGCCATCCTTTGTTTAGAAGTGTTTGGTAAAGAAGAATCCCCACCGCTGATTATTCAGCAGCGGGGATTCCTTCATTTTGAAAGTTACTTGGTCTCGTCAGCGGATTTCACTGCGAGGATATAAGTCAGGAGGACGCTGTGGTCACCTTTGGGTTCTTTGGATTCGAGCTTGGGTTCTCCGTTTGCACGAAGACCTCGCTGCTCTGCCTCCTGAACCACAGAAGGTTTGTTGACTTCTACGATTTCGTCCGGTACATTGGAAGAGTCATCAACCCAGACGAGAAATTCCTTGGAAAAGGTATTCTTGTCTGCGTCTTCACGAGCTTGAGGGGTTGTCTTGTTTGTTCCAGTTGCTTTCGCCACCATAAATTGGCTCCTTTGGCTGGGGTAATGGGAGGTACCATTATACACCGGATGGTGGGGAGTACAGAGGGAAGAAGAAACTCAACCCACCATCCGGAATTCAGGGGCTAGCCCCTAACCCGAAGGTCAGGGGCTAGCTGGTTACTACGGGGTCTTGTCGATTACGGCTGCTGCCTGTGGGTTGCCAAGCTGGAATGCGCGGCGTGCACGCATCTTGAGCAGAGCTTCATCGGTAAGGAATGCAGCGCCACTGTCAGCACCAGCAAGAGCGGACTCAGGACCGGAGCGAGTACCAAGAAGAAGGTATTCCTTGGAGATAGCGAACATCAGGGCGTTACCTGTAGGAGCGGACGAGGCGGTAGCGTGCTTACGTGCACCACGGCTCCAGACGATCTCGTAGCCGAAGATAGTGTCAGGAGTACCAGCAAGACCCTGAACAAAGATCGGGTTACCGGCTGTGTCCTTTACCTGACGGAGGTACTGCTTGAAGGTAGGGTGAGCGATGATAACGAGATCACCGAAAGCGTTACCGGCTTCGACCTTGGAGATCAGAGCGGAGAAGTCATCATAAGCAGGTGCAACGCCTGTTGCAACTGTAACGATGTTAGCGTTGGCTGTATAGCCATTCGTTGCATCGGTCTGAGTCAGACGATAGAAGACGGAGTTGAACGGGACGGTCGTACCGTTGGCAACAGCAGAGGTACCGAGGCAAGCGTTGTCAATGAGAGTAGCGTACGACTTTGCCCACTCTTCCTGCTTGGCTGCGATGATGTTGGCTGGTGCATCCTTGAGGTCTTCATCAGCCATACGGACAGCGGTACCAAACTTGCGAGCCTGAAGGATCAGTTCGCCATCAGCGGTAACGTCTTCGCCGTAAGCTGCTCCCTTGGCTACAACTGCTACGGAAACACCGTTCTGTACAGGGACAGCCTTGGTGTCGGAGGTCATGTTCTCGCGAGTAGCAAGTGCTTCAACTGCGGAACCTAGTGCGATAGTTTTAAGAACGTTGGAACCCTGCTCTTCAGGAATCCAGACGGAGAGATCAACGCGAGCCATTTTCGGCCAGCCTTTCGTTAGGAATGATAAAAAGATCTAGAGATGGTAGGCAAAGCTACCGTTATTTGGTTTATTCGCCTACACCATCTCGGTCTTGAGGCATCCCATAGGGTTATTATACCATATGGAATTTGTTATTTACGCTATCCGAGCCGAGAAGCAAGTAGTTCTGCTGAGGTTTTCGGAACGGATACAGGGACACGTCGTGATCCATCCACATTTCCGGTGGATTTCTTGACGGTCTTCGGGGAAAGAACATCCTTGAAGTCCTCTTTGAGGTCTGCAATTTGGTCCTCTAGACCGGAGATGGCTCCGGAATCATCAACCTCAACTGAAGAAAGATCAAGCATCTTCAGGAATCGGTCGGTGCCTGTGGTAATTCCCGCCTCAACAAGTGCTGCCTTGGCTGCGGAATTCAGATAAAGTTCTTTGAACTTTGTATCTGCTTCGGATGGAGTGGCCTCTTCCTTGCCAGACTCCTTGGCTGCTAGTGCCTTCTCTGCTGCAAGGGCGCGAGCCTCTGCTTCACGTACGGCCTTGCGGTTCTTCTTCAGGATCTCCTTTACCGCATCAGGAAGTTCTTCCGCTTCCTTCTCGGGTTCCTGTTCTTCGGTCTCTTCCGTGGTGTCTTCTACAGGAGTCTCGTCAATTTCTTCCTCTTGACTTACTTCCTCGTCCACGATAGGGTCAGTAGTGTTGGGGGCGGTGTCTCCTCCAGCTATACGGGAGGCCAGTGTTGCTGCTGTTGATTCAGACATTCAAGTTTCTTTCGTTAATGCATTGACCCTCGCGGTCTTTGCGATCTACTCTATTGTATCATACTATAAGGTATGTGCGGTCACTTTCGCGACTCAATAAAGTTATATGCTAGTCGGGATACTCTACTGATTTTTGCATCTGGATTCCATCTGAGAGCTATGACAACTGACTCGTGGATGTCATGTATGGTCTTGTAACAGAGGATGAATAGTCCAACGATGAGGATTGAAAGTGCGATAACCATGTGGTGTTCCTTCTGGGAGTTGTTTTCTCAACTCTTCTAGTATACCATACTCCCAGAAGGCGTTTGTCAAAGCTTAACCTTTAACGTCACCACGAATAATGGTATCTACCTTTGGCTCCGGAGTGTTCACAACCACGTCGGCCTTCTCCAGAGGAGTTCCTAGGGGCTGTACATATACCTCCGTTGGCTTATTGGGAACCTTATAGACTCCCACGGATGTCAGCACACTTACGATCAGTAGTACCCATACGGAGACTGTCGCTGGCAGGAGACCTGCCGTAGCAGCAGCCACTAGAACACCGATTACTATCATTTGAAACTTGCGAAACTCGGGGCTGTAAAAGATAGAGAACGGATTCTTCTTTTCAACCTTTGCTGCATATCTACCCATTGAATGAGCCTTTCTTGATTGATCTGGCAGCATACTTCTGTACACTGGCTGGCATATCAGGATTCTGGGCCAGAAGACGCTTGGCCGCATCGAGGCGCACCTTCTCCGATTCACTGGGCATATGCATGCCTCGTAGGATGGAGCGTAGGGCTTCTCGTTTCAAGGCTGCAACGTAATCCGCTGAAAGATTGATCTCCACATGGCAACGACAGTGCGGATGTCTCGGCGGATGGGGAAGGTGATCCTTGTAGACCGCCATCGGCTTAGCCCCGAAAGTCTTCTCATGTGGGAACTGACCACCGGAAGCTTCTTCACCATTGAGTGCTGTACATGTTACACAGGAATCGCGCTCCGATACCCAATAAAGTTTATCCCCTCGCTCTCGTGCAATCTTCGCCACGGCTGAGTTAGACGCTGCATTGACGGCCCATGCGGTTGCCGCCTTCGTCTTTGCTGGATTCTGGATGACCGGAGCAATGGCGGTATTTATGCTCTGTGCTCCACCACCAATCAGAGGTTGGGAGAGGTTGTTCTTGGAATCTTGAAGTGCTTTTTCGGCGTCCTGACGAAGGGTCGCTACAGCCTTTCGAGAACTCTCAGAGAGCTTCACACGCGGAACTTCCTCATCGTCGGCTTGATTAGCAAGCTCAGCCCCGAAGATATGAGCCTTGATTAGCCCAGCAAGGGCTTCCTCGTTCATATACTCTGGAACCTCAAGGCCCTCAAGAATCTCCTGTACGAGAGGAACGATCTCAGTCATATCAAGACCGTCCACTCCCGCAATCAGGATAGCGATAGCTTTGTGTGCAGCTTCCACACTCTCAGCCCATGTTCCTACGACCGCCTTGACTACTTCTTCCTCGATAAGAAGGAGGTCTTCTGGCTCCATGATTATCCTTCTATAGCATCAAGCACAGTTGCGGGGTCGGCTACCGGCTGTTCAAACAGAATATCCTGCGGAAGGAGTGCACGTGCCTCTTCAGCGGTCAGGAGTCCCAGTGTCACACCGGCAGCAATCTTCTGGATAGCCGTACCGAGAGTGTCAAGCTGGGACGGTGTAAAGGTCTGTACTCCTTCCGGATACCATTCTTCAACCTGCTCGTCAGTGTACCCGGCTTCCATAAGTGCAACGCGAAGCGGGACACCAGCATCAACCTTGGCACTGACTACTCCCCAAATGTCGGCGTCATCGTAGCTAGCCACAGGTGCCCACTTGACGAGAACCTTGGCATCGATCCCGGACAGTTCCAGAGCAAATTCGTGGAGGTCAGCGATAACTCCACCAAACAGAGTCTCAAGAGATGCCACACGCTTATTCAGAGGAGCCTCAGCAGCACGGAGAGATTCACCGGATGGGAGCGAACCGACGTTGAACGCATGTAGCGGCGTTTTCGTGACCGTACCCATTGATTCGATGAAGGTCTTGAATGGGAGGACAAAGGTATTCGGATCAGCAACTTCAAACTGTCCAACTTCTTTGATACCTTTCAGTGACCAGACACCACCGGCACCGGCCTTCAGATTGGACGTGACCTCAACATCGTCGTCATCCACAACTCCACCACCGAAGTCAGCGATGGGATCAACACCATCATTCGCGGCAGGGTCTTCAAGGAAGTAACGTTGTGGAGCAGACGCAAAATCAATGCTGGAGATTTGAGTGTTCAGGAGTTTGTTGATAGAGTTCTGTGGTCCGTACGCCTGCTTGTGCTCGGGGGTTCCATACATACGACCGGTGCGAAGGTGGAAGACAGGAATACGTCCGGTCTCGTTGACGATGGGCCATGCGTCAGAGTCTTCGTCGTAGAAGGCTTCGAAGTCTCCATCCTTCATTGAGGACGTTGGCTTACCCTTGGAGATGTACTTTTCCACGCGATCCGAGTAGTAGAGGTTGACACGAAGTTTCTCACCGACCAGCCAACGCTTGATAGCGTACGCCATCTTGCGTGGATTCTCCACGTCGTAGAATGCGCGAGTAGTTAGGGGATCGTTATAGAAGATATCCACACCATCTTCACTATCACCAGCGATAAGGTATGCATCACCGAACACGAGGCTCGCTTCAAGGGCATCCTGAATTTCAAGATCAAGCTGGTTTCGGTTGTAGATGTCGTTCAGTAGCTCATCGGCACTGCCATCTTCCGTGACAATGGATGCAATCTCCATGCGGTCAAGGCGGCTGGAAACTACTAGCCTGCTGTAGTTGAATGAGAAAGTATTAGAATTAGATCCAAGCTGTTTAGCTAGAGCGGCTGATTGGAACTTCTCGTCTGACAATCCGTCGTAGTATGTCTTGGCTTCTTCGTAGGCTGGGAGGGCTTCATTGAGGGCAATTAGCCCAGATGTTAGATCGCTCACGTAAAGGTCTCCTATAGAGTGAGTTAAAGTGTATGTACCTTTAGCGTCGCGCTCTACAGTACTGTTAGACCCTATTATATCATGGCAATGAAGGCAGTCCTCTGTGGGCACAACAAAAGGGCCGGTAGCGAGCCGACCCTTAAGTTGTTGGGTTCCTCCGTCGAGGTTCCCGATTTGCAAGCACCGGATGACAAGTCCGGATTTAAAAGATAGATTATATTTGCCTGTTGACAAGACAGGACTTAATTCGGGTGCACTATGAAGTTGTTCCTGCTCCACACACACACACACAATCGGAGACGCCCCACACCGACCTTCGGTTAGAGGTTCGGGCTTTCGACCCTTAACATAGAGTGATAATAGCTGGATGGTAAAATTGAGTATTACCGGAATGTGAACTGCCACTTTTTGTGGCATTGCATACATTATACCATATGTTAAGGTCAGCCTCAAACTCATACAACTCACTCCAGCACACAACAAAGGGACCGCCCCCAATGAGCGGCCCCCTTGCTCTCTTTAGCATACCGATCTGTAGCTAGGCTGTCAAGCGTATTTGCCTGATGAAACCTTCACCTTTGATCCCTTATTCCGTGACTTCTCGGCTTCGGCAAAGTACAGAATAGCACTGCCGGTACTGTCCACCATGTCATCATTGACCGCTCTCGGGAAGGCAACCATCTGCTGCTCCAAAGTCGTTAGCGGACGTGTATGAAATACCTTACCTCGCTGATACTCCTGAAGTGCGGAAGCTGCTCTAATCTCCTTCTTGATTGACTGATTGACCTGCTTCAGCTTGACGGGGAGGGACTGTAGCGCCTCAACCCACAAGTCTCCACCTTGATTACACTCAATGTATACGAGACCAATCTGGGGATACATCGACAGAAGCTCACCGGCACGCTTGTTTATCCCAGTTCCCGTAGCTTTTATCTGCTCTGCATGCAAGACATAGATTTTCCTCTGGGTCACACTATATCCAACGACTGACATTCCTGTGTAGTCAGATGAGGATTTCGTTGTGACAGCGGGGTCGATACTCAACATACAGTATGTGATGTCCGTTGGTTCCTCGTACTTGAAGTCATCCGATGTCCAGTATCCACCGTCGTTACCCATCGGGTCATTTAGATAATTCAGTGCGTAGGCTCTCGTATGTTCGATACCCTCAAGGAATTCCAGAGGCCACTTCTCAGGCCACACTGAACGCCTTACGCCTTCCGTTTCCACGATGGGTTGATAGTAGAAGGTCTTGAACTTCTCATCCGCGATCCACTGTTCATGCTCATCTTCCTTAGCTGTTACAGTCTTCACAAGTTGATGGATAATGGAACCCGGCATGGTAACGGTCCCGACAACAGCGACTCTCGCCATTTCATTCAATGGAAGTAGAGCATCCGTGATAGTTGACAAACGCTTCTCGGCTTGGAATGCTGAATAATTGGACGCGGAAGGCTCGATGTCATCGAAGATCAGTGTATCCGGTCGATCCGCTCCCGACTTCAAGCCAAGGGATGCGGAGTCCACACCCTTCGCCGCGAACACAAACCCGTTGGACATCTTCATCATGGATCGGTTGTCACTCTCGGTCTGTCCTCCGGGGCGACGTGCAGCAGTACAAAACTCGGGGAAATCCTTCTGCAATAGTGTATTGCTTGCCAACTCTGACTTGAATGTGGCAAGATGTTGCTCAGCCTGTCCAGCACTATCCGCGAAGGCGGCTACGAACTTGGAGTGACCATGGGCACCAGCCCACAACGGAGCGACAAGGAACCACATGGTCGATTTCCCCATGCTTCTCGGGGCCACGAAAGCTTTCCTCCACGCACGAGGTTTGGTTGGAGGGGCGATCCATCCCAGCATCTGCTCAAACCAGCTATCGTGAACCTCCGAGAAAGACATACGTCCAGAGGAATCCTTTATATGTTTGCTGAGGTATATTACAGCGAAGAGCTTCGGATTGTTCCGTGTGAGGATTCTTCGGCCTTCTGGTACGGCCAAAAGCTTAGGATTGAATTGAGCTAGATACTCTATGGGATCATTGATCACTTGATTGCCTCGTTATCGTATAGCGCAAGAATGGGTTCCTCAGTGACGGCTTCCCCAACAGGGAGAGTCGTGTCAACATATACCGGCTCGCGTATGTACAGCGTGGAGGTCGTGATCTGGACCTCAGGATTCTGTTCGAGAATAATATCGATCCTTTCTCGGACGAGATCCGAGTGCTCCTGTTCGGTTTGGTCAGGATCAACAAGTACCTTATCCACCAACTCGACTACATCAAGTGTGTAGCTAATCCGTGTATAGCAGTTTACTTTATATTCCATCTGGTGCCTACTTCAATATCTAGTTTGGTGTTCGGGAGTACGTTGTCTACGGTCTCAAGGAGTGGATTGGTTATCGGAGCAAGAGGCTCTACAATGGGCTTCAGAGGCTCTAGGATAGGATTAGGATCCACCGGTACCGGAATGGGAAGGATAGGCTCCACAGGAGGCAATACAGGTGGTATAACAGGGGCAGGGATGTTTACAGGTGGCGGTGCAGATCCAACTGGTGGTCGAGATTCGGGACGGGGGAATACTGGGGTAATTACTGGTCCCTGCGTATATACCTGTTGAGGAATATTCAGCGGAGCGGGCTGCGTCCCCACAATCGGGTCAGCTTCGGGTGGAAGTGTGGCTTCCGGATCGGCAGTGATGCTTACTTCTGGCTCTGGTTGAGATATCTCCGCGTCCGGAACCGTTACTGAAGGATGTGATCCTTGTCGGTTGGATTCAGACACACCGACGGCCCCCGCCAGCAGTATCACTACTGCCAAGACGGAGGACCATATGGCGATTCGTTTACGTGTCACCTAGTGCATCCAAGTTCTGCCATCCTTTGGTCAGTGCGGACAGCGTAGTCAGCAGCTTCAGCTTTCTTCGGAGCAGGAATCTCGGTGTTGACCGACAAATCCTGCCACGTCTTCCGCATGACCTGACCGATCATGCAGTTGTTGATGCTGGAGATCTTCTGGAGAATTGCTGGATCAGCCGGTGATGCTGCGACTGCTGCTGGTTCTGCTGGGGGAGCAGAAGCCACAGGAGCCTCTACAACGGCTTCGGAAATCGGTTCGGGGGTACGAGTAGTAAGTGGCTTAGATGGGGCCTCAGCGGTGGGCTTGGAGGCTTCTGGTGCCGGTGTCTGGGCGCATGCTCCGAGGAACAGGATGGACGATACTGCGAGGGTTGCTGCGATAGCTTTCATTTTTGATCTTCCTTCTGTGAGTGGTTTGTCTTGCTCTGTCCCCTAAGCATAGCACACATTTATGAGGGCTTGTCAACTAGCTTCTTGAGAAAGTTGTGCTTCAATCATTTTCTGATCACGTTCCGCCTGTGCCAACATATCCTGAAGCTCACGCTCCTGCTGCGTAATCTCCACTACAGTAGAAGAGATTTCGATAGGCTTATCCCATCCGAGCATCTTCGCCTTCCGCTCGGAGACCTTCATATAGGATGCAATAGCGTCCTTGTCTCCCGCTTCCACGTTAGGCCAGATAGCAACAATAATAGCCTCCAGACGCTCCAGTTCTTCACGACGGGCTTCCTCTACGGTTGGCATCTGCAAGGAGCTTAGAGCACGTTCCTTATATCTCTGACAGGTAGCTAGTGGGATACCTAGTTCGGCCTCAATCGTACGCATAGATTTACCTTTGAGATGGCGCTGGAGAATAACAAGACCAAGAGCAAGGCGCTCTCCGTCTGTACGCTTCGCCCAATGACGCCACTCGGTCTGATCGAGGTTCAATGACTCAATGAGTTTGGAT